CGACCCGAACCCCAGCGTGTCCTACGATTCAAAGGCCCACACGCCACAAGCCCGACGAATCGACGGCACAAGGAGGACGCCATGCCAGGCCGACCCGGAGGACCAGCCCCCTACGCCCGCGCCAGCCGCGCCGAACGCGCCGAGCGCGCCGCCATCGTCTTCGACCTCACCCTCCAAGGGTTGACGGCCCGACAGATCGACGAACTCAGCCGCGACCCCCAAGGGCCCACCGGCGGACACCGCATCAGCACCACCACCGTCAAAGAGATGATCCACCAGGAAGCCGCACGCCGCGTCGACCCCAAAGTCGATGCATGGCGCGCCGTCCAAGTCATCCGCCTCGAAGCCGCACTCGCCCGCCTCGACGGCCTCGAAGCCGCCGCCATCAAAGTCCTGGAACGCGAGCACATCACCGTCAACAACGGCCGCATCATCATGCGCGGCACCGAACCCCTCCTCGACGACGGCCCCGTCCTCGCCGCAGTCGACCGCCTAGTGAAGATCGAAGACGCCCGCGTCCGCAACGGAGAAGCCCTCCGCCGCATCCTCGGACTCGACATGCCCGTCAAGGTCGACGCCACCGTCCACGAAGTCAGGCAGGAAGACGTCGAACTCGCCGAACTCATCCGCGAGGCGAAGGCCAAGAACGCGGTAGAGGAGGCACGGATCAAGGGCGGAAACGCCTGTGAATAACGTCCTCGTTCGCGGCGCTGCAAGAGGCACGGAGGCCGCATGACCGAGTACCTGTGCGAGCCCGCAACGGGAGAGCCATACAACGCCACCACCTTCGACCTAAGCCAGTACCTCGCCGCGATCGACCCGCGCCTACTCGCAACCCCAGACGGGCGCCGAGAACTCACCCGCCTAGACCCTCTGCTATTCGGCCTCCTCTACCTGTCCCACCACATGAAAGGCAAGCAGACCGGCGAGCAGATCACCTTCGCCGACTGCCACCTCGACTGGGCACGGCGGGCCAGGCGATGGGTCCGCCCAGTGGCGGAGCCACGCAGCGCGCGGGACGTGTTCATCAGCCCGCGCGAGTCCGCAAAAAGCACGTGGTGGTTCCTCATCATCCCGATGTGGGCCGCCGCCCACGGCTTCGTCCACTTCGTTGCAGCGTTCTCCGATAGCGCCAGTCAGGCCGAACAGCATCTCGCCACGTTCAAGGCAGAGCTGGACGGAAATCGGATCCTTCGCGAGGACTTCCCCGACCTTGTGCGGCCAGCGACCAGAAGCCGGGGATCGGTCGTCGCTGACCGGCAGTCACAAATCCAGATGGCGAACGGCTTCACCTTCGCGGCGCGCGGCATCGATTCAGGCAACCTCGGTCTCAAGGTTGGCCGGCAGCGCCCCGACGTATTGATCGCCGATGACATCGAGAGCGGCGAGGCGAACTACTCCGTACGGCAGGCCGCCAAGCGCCTATCGACTCTCCAGAACGTGATCCTTCCGCTCTCCGAGTTCGCCCGCTGCGTGGTCGTCGGAACCACCACCATGGCGGAAGGCCTCATCCACCAGTGCGTGAAGAGCGTCACCACGACGGAGAAGGCCGCCGAGTGGATCGAGGAAGAGAAGTTCGACGTCCACTACTACGAGCCGATCATCCAGACCGAGAAGGGCGAGCGGTCGATCTGGCCGGCCAAGTGGCCGATGTCGTACATGCGGACCGTGAGGGCGACGAGGTCGTTCAAGCTGAACTTCCTCAACCAGCCGTCGAGCGCCAACTCGGACTACTGGACTGAGGACGACTTCACGTACGGACGGTTCCCGGTCGCACGCAAGTACCTGTCAGTCGACGGCGCGGTCACGACCAAGAGGAAGTCGGACTTCACGGGCCTGTCCGTAGTGGGCTACGCACCTCCACGCCCGGCCTCGGAGCGAAGCCACGCGCTTCCCGCGCGCTGCCTGGTGGAGCATTCCGAGGCGGTGAAGTTGAAGGGTGCAGCGCTGCGTGAGCGCGCGTTGCAGATCCTCGACGCCTTCCCGGAGATCGGGGCCATCCTCGTGGAGAGCAACCAGGGCGGCGACTTGTGGCACGAGGTCTTCCACAACATGCCCGTCCGGGTGATCACCTTCTCCAACAGTGAACCCAAGGAAGTGCGGGCTGGGCGCCTGCTGAACCTGTACCAACTCCTGCCGCCTCGCGTCGTTCATGCGGAGCCGCTGCCTGCTCTGGAGGAGCAGATGTGCGAGTTCCCGAACGGGCTCAATGACGACATGGTCGACAGCGTTGGTAACCCCGTACTCCGTTTCCTCCGGCCGCCGAAGAAGAAGGCGCCGCCGAGTGCTGCGACCGCCTCCTACGTGTGACGAACGATTCGAAGGTCTAGGCCGCAGTGCATGCCGCTAGGTAGCCGCTTGCGTGGCGGTCTATCCTTCGATTCATCGGTCACGGCTGGGAGGTCGCATTGGATGACGAGCTGGTCGATCCGCGCAGCGATCTCATGTACGGCATCGAGGAGTTGAAGGACGCCCGTCCCGGCTACGACCAGGCGCAGACGTATTACGACGGCAAGGTCCCCGAGGTCTTCACCTCGGTCCGGCTGCGTCGTGCCCTCGCCGCGCACCACATCGACTTCGACCTCAACTTCGCGAAGACCCCGGTCAACGCGGTCACCAACAGGTTGAAGATCGCCTCTGTCACCAGCCCCGACAAAGCGACCAACGACCTGATCTCCAAGATCTGGCAGGACAACCAGCTCAACCTGGAGATGAAGAACATCTTCAGGCGGGCAGGCGAGTACGGCGACGCCTACCTGATGGTCATCCCCGTTGAGAACGAGCAGGGCAACGTGCTGCGGGTCGAGATGTTCTACAACTCCCCGCAGACCGTCCGCGTCATCTACGCCGAGGACAACCCCCGCCGCAAGGCGTACACGATCAAGAAGTGGTGCGACGGCCCCTACCTGCGGGTTGAGCTGTACTACGACGACCGCGTCGAGCGCTGGACCACCGGCAAGAACTCGAAGGGCGACAAGCCGAACGACTGGCTGCACTGGCCCGCCGACGAGGCCGACCCCGAGTCGTGGCTGATCGAGCACGACTGGAACGAACAGCCCGTCTTCCACTTCCGTACCGACCGCCCGTACGGGGTCCCGGAGCATTACGGGGCGTACGGGCCGCAGAACGCCATCACCAAGTTGCAGGCCACCCACATGGGGACGGTCGACTACCAGGGCGCCCCGCAGCGGTACGCGCTCACGGAGACCGCGAGCACGGACACCTCCGATCTGGAGCCCGGCGACTTCGATGACGGGGACTGGCCGCTCAACGAGCAGGGTGTCGGGCCGAGCGACTCGGGTGACGACAGTTCGCTGAAGGCCGGGCCGGGTGAGATGTGGCTGCTGCGCGGCTACAAGTCGGTCGGCCAGTTCGACGCGGCGAACCCTGAGGTGTTCCTCAACCCGATCAACTTCAACGTGCGGGCGATGGCGCAGATCACCGACACGCCCCTGCGGATGTTCGACCCGCAGTCCTCCGCCCAACGCTCCGGGGTCTCCTTCCAGGAGGAGGACAGCCCGTTCGTCAGCAAGATCGAAGACCGGCAGACCGGCTATGGGTCGGAGGCGCATGCGGCGTTCGTATTCGCACTCCGCCGCCTCGGCATCGAAGACCCCGTCGTCACCGTCGACTGGGTGCCCGCCCGGTCCGTGTCGACGGCCGAGGGCTGGCAGACCGTCAACGAGAAAATCCGCGCCGGAGTCCCGCGCAGGCAGGCGCTCATGGAGGCCGGCTACCGGGCCGAGCAGGTTGACGCCTGGCTGACCGGGGTCGACGACTCCGAGCTCCAGCGCCGCGTCGACATCCTCGCCTCTCTCGCCGACAGCGCGCAGAAGCTCGGGAGTGCGGCGGCGTTGGGCGCGGTCACCAGCGAGCAGGTGACCGCGCTGATGGCGGGTGCGATCGACGACCTCGAACTCCTCGCAAACGCGCAGGAGACGAGCTGATGCCGTACAGCAGCGACGACCTCTTCCGCCTCGTCCAGGACGACCACACCGGTGAAGTCATCAGCCTGGAGAAGAAGGTCGCCGCCCAGGCCATCCGCGACGACGACCGCGCCTTCGAAGACCTCATCCGCCGCGTCCTCACCGCCTGGACGAAAGCGTTCGGCGGACCCAACCAGCCGGCCGTCACGGGCGAGGCGCTCCGCCGCATCCTCGCCGCCGCCCGGGCTGGCGCGCGCCGTCTCCTCGACGGTCTCAGCGACCGGGCACCCTCCGTGCTCGCCTCTGGTCTCGGTCCTGCGCTCGCGATGGGTGTCCGTCAGGGTGCTGCGTTCGTCCGCGCCGCGGCCGGGCACCGGCTTCGTACTCCTGCGGCCCCGTCCGTGTCGCGTGTCCTGCGGGATGAGGCGCACCGCATTCGCGACATGCTCGTCGAGCGCCGCGACCGGGCCCTGTTCCTCCTGCATCCGGACCGCGTGTCCCGCTGGTCGCACATGCTGGCCGGGCTGGGTGCTGCCCGGGCTGCGCTGCCTGCAATCCGCGCGCACATCGCCTGGGTCATCAACACCGCGGTCCACGAAGGCCTGGACGCTGTGGTGCGCGCGACGGCGCCGCTCCGGCTGTGGGTGTCGGAGGCTGACGCGTGCGCATCGTGCTTGGCCTACACCGGGCAGACCGCCCGCGTGGGTGAGCCGTTCCCGGGCGGCTTGTCCTGGGACCCCCGCCAACGTCGGGCGCGCGCCGCTGGGATCGACGGGCCGCCGAAGCACCCGTCGTGCAGGTGCCGGGCCGTCCCGTGGAACGAAGCATGGACGACCAGCGGTGTCCCGTTTCCGCTGGCGTTGCAGCGCGAGGCGCACCGTGCGATCGCCTACGGCACCGCACGCCCCTCCGAGTCCAGGGCCGTCCGCCTACGCGCGGCCCGCGAACTGCTGCGCACCGTCGACGACCTACTGCCCGCGGTCGAGGCGCGAGCCCGAGCCGCCGTACGAGCTGGAGCTTTCGCCCCGGCCGCCTGAACCCGGTCCCCGTGATGGGCGACCGAACACCACCCCCGCGATGGAGGAACAGATGGGCATCCACCCCAACACCGAACCGACGGTCGGCATCAGCCTGCTGCCCGGCACGATCCTCGGCTACCGCGCCGACGGCAGGCCGATCCACGTCATCGCCGGAGGCGCCGAACCCGACGACGGACCGGACATCGACATCGAGGTCGACCCCGAGCCCGACCCGGACCCCGCACCCGCCGACGACCCGGCGCCGGACCCCAAGCCGAAGCCGCCAGTCAAGAAGGACGACCCGAAGCCCGGCGACGACGACTACACGCCACCGTCCAAGTCGGAGTGGGCTCGCGCGCAGGCCGCACTGAAGAAGGCCAACGACGAGGCCAAGACCCAGCGGCTCCGTACCAAGGAGCTGGAGGAGAAGGCCCGCGGCGACGAGACCGAGCACGAGAAGGCTCTCCGCGAAGCCCGCGAGGAAGGCGAGAAGCGATTCCGGGAGCCAATGAAGAAGTCGGGCATCCGCGCGGCGCTGGCCGAGGCCGGGTTCACCGCGCCGGACCGGCTGATGAAGCTCATCGACTGGGACGCCATCACCGTCGACGACGACGGCGAACTCGTCGGCGCCGAGGCCGAGGTGGACCGGGTGAAGGCGGACTACCCGGAGCTGCTGCCGCAGGACAAGCCGAAGGCGAAGGTCCGGCCGACGGGTGCGCCGCGTCCGGCTGCGGCGGAGAAGCCGAAGAGGACGGCGGACATTCACGCTGCCCGGCTCCTCGGCCGGGCTTGACATCCGCAGGTATATTCATCACCAGGTGAATTGCTCCGCGATGGAGTGACCACCGCCTTTTGCGAAGGCGCCCGTGATGGGGCCGCGCTAACCACCACCCCCATCACGCCGCCCGCAGGAGGGCCCCCGTGGCACGCAACACCATGGAAGCGTGGATTCCCGAAGAGTGGGAAACCTCGCGAGTCGTTCAGTCCATCCTTCAGATCTCCGCCGTCGAAGCTGTCTCCGCCCGTATCCCCATGGGCTCCGACACCAAGCACGTCCCCCGCACCGCCGGCATGGGCGTCGACGTCGTCGACAAGGGCGGCACGTACGGCGAGGACACCAGCCTCAACGACGAAGTCCTGCTCTCCGCGAAGAAGTTCGGCAAGGCCGCGCGCATCGCCGAAGAGGACATCGACGACTCGGTCTCCGACATCATCAACGCGAAGATGATGGGCTGGGGCAAGAGCTACGCGAAGATGTTCGACAACGCGTGCCTCGCCGTCACCGCCGCACCCGCTACGGGCATCCCGTTCACGTCGCTGTACAACCTCCTCCACACCACGGACGCGACGCTCGGCTACACCGCCGACACCAACATCACCACTGCCGCGACCGCAGGCGCACCGACGTACAGCGAGTTCAACACGGCCGCCGGCCTCATCGAGACCGGCGACTACTTCGACCCCAGCTCGACCCTCGCGATCGCCAGCCCCGCCTTCCGCAAGTACCTGCGCGGCGTCATGGACTCCCAGAACCGGCCCATCTTCCTGGAGGGCAAGGACGGCACCCCGGACACCATCTTCCAGGTGCCGATCCGCTGGTCCCTCGGCGCGAAGACCTCCCCGACCGCATCCGCGACCCCGACCGGCCGTCCGATCATGGCGTTCGTCAACCCGGAGCTCATGCTCCTCGGCGAGCGGTCCGGCCCGGAGTCCGTGTTCATCGACGGCCGCGACGGGCTCTCCGCGCTGACGGACGAGTCGATCCTGAAGATGCGCGCCAGGCGTGGCTGGGCCTACGGCCACCCCAACGGCGCCAGCATCCTCGTCGCCTGACCCCCCTCTGACCTGCTGTACCGCCCGACGGCTCCGGGCGGTACAGCGGCCAGCAAGGAGGCGAGCCATGGCAGCACGGAAGACCACCAACCCGCGCGCGGAGCAGCACCCCGCCAAGGCGGGCGCGCCTGAGGTCGAGGTCGACAAGCGGACAGCGGACGGCGCGGACGGCATGAGCTTCGTCAAGGAGTTCGTGATCCTCGCCTCCGTGTGGGACGCCGACGGCTACGACCACATGGCGAACAAGGCGGGCGTGGCGAACGAGTCGATCCAGCGCGGCCTCCACCCGCGCGGCGACGTCTCCTTCGATGGCGCGCAGGCGCACGACGACGGCGAGTCCATGATCCTCGCCTACTCGGTCGAGACCGTGCCCGCATCCGTCGACCACCAGCCCGAGGACACCACCACCCCCCGCGACATCATCGACGACGCGGGCGGCGACACCAGCAAGGCAGGCGACTAGCCGTGGTCAACGCCTGGGCTACCGCGCAGCAGGTCCAAGACACCACTGGCGTGTCCGTGACCGATGCGCAGCTTGCCCAGGCGCAGGACGACATCGAGATCTTCACCAACCGGATCTACACCGATACGGAGCGGATCCGGACGCGAGATCTCTACTGGCTGGGCCGGGCCGTCGCCCGCCAAGCAGCATGGTTGGCGGGCCAGTTCGGGTTGGAGACGCGGCTGGATGCCACGCAGATCCAGCAGGACCAGGTGTCGACCACGCTCGCGGGCGACGGCCTGGTCCTTGCGCCGATGGCCGCGCGTGCGCTGCGGAAAGTGTCGTGGATGCGGTCCCGGACGGTGCACATTCGCTCCGCGGTCGAAGGCTCCGGCCCGATCGTCGGCGATGCCCTCTCCTACGGATCCGACGACCACATGGTGTGGGCGCCGTACACCGGGGGGCCCTGATGCAGGCCATCGCGACCACCAAGGTCACCATCCTGCGCGGCACCGACACAGACGAGTTCGGTGACGAGCGGGACACCAGCACACCGATCGCCACAGACATTCCGGCGAGCGTGATCGAGCAGACCCGGCGCGTGTCCGGGCGAGAGAACGCGACGCCGCGGATCGTCCGCTACGCCGTCGCCCGGGTGCCGGCCCGGACGGACATCAGCGAGGACGACCGGGTGCTTGATCAGCGGACCGGTGCGAAGTACATCGTCGACGCCGTCTCTGGGATGGCGAATCCGGCGATGGAGGTAGACCGGCGGGTCGACCTCAGGCGCACGACCTAACAGAACACGGCCACACGTTCGGGGAGACCGAGCAGGCCATCAAGTACGACACCACCTTCGGAGAGGAGGCGGCCATGGCGCACTCCGGTGTGCGGATCGACCCATCCGCGCGCACGCACGTTGATGCGGCGATCAACGACTGGATGCAGGACGTCGTCGGCGACGCGATCCTCGGCGACGCCAAGAACTTCGTCCACAAGCGGTCCGGCCGCCTCCACGACTCGCTGCGTGCCGAGTGCCACGACAAGGTGCTGCGCGTCGGCTCGCTGGACTGCAACTACGCCACCGACGTCGAGATGGGCACCGCAGCGCACGTGATCCTCCCGCGCAACAAGAAGGCGTTGTACTGGCCCGGCGCCGACCACCCAGTGGCTCGCGTCAACCACCCCGGCACCGCGCCCTATCCGTACCTTCGGCCGGCGCTTTTTCAGCGGAGGACGGCATGACGACGCGCACCCTCCGCGCCACCCCAGAACTCGTAGCGGTCGCCTGGCTGAAGACGGTCGTCGGGGACATCGTCGCCACCAGCCTCCCCAAGCCCAGCAGCGACGGCAGCGGCCTGTCGTGGGAAGAGACGGGCTTCGTCACCTTGGTCACTGCTGGCGGCAGCCCCAACCTCTACGTGCCGCTCCGTGACCCGGTGATGGGTGTGGACTGCTGGGCTGCGAACTTGCAGTCGCAGAAGCCCCCGTGGAACAAGGCCGCCTGTCTGGCGGAGGCGATCCAGGCCGCCTGCTACGACCACCCCGGGATCCCGCAGCGCGTCACTCTCCCGTCCGGCTATCCGGCTGCGCAGGTGTTGTCGGCGTACACGACGGGTGAGCATCGGCGGATCAACGACGACGCCTCCTCGTACGCCCGCTACTCGATTCCAGGTTTGGTCATTGCGTGGACGGAGGTGGCGTCGTGATGTGGGCGATTCAGGAGGACCGGCTGCACGGGCAGTTGCTGTCGTACGGCGGCAAGACCCTCGTGCACGGCGACAAGGCCGAGCTGGAGTTCCTCCTCGTCGGCCTTACCGGAGACATCCGGATTGTGCCGTGTCCGCCGTCCCTGCGCCCTGAGGACTGCATGGAGATCCGCTTCCACCCGCACTACGCCCACCACACCTTCCCGCTCGTGAGAGAGGTCTATCGCTGATGCCGACCGTCCGCACCACCATCCGGCCCGACCAGCCCATCGAGGTCGACGACACCGAGTACGCCCAGCTGAAGGCGGACGGGCTCCTCTTCGAGGAGGTCCAGACGTCCGAGGCGCCGGTTGCGGCCCCGGCCGTACCCCCGAAGAAGACGACCTCCGGCGTGACCGGAAGCAAGGAGAGCTGACCAATGGGCGTAAACACGGACAATCTGATTCAGGGCCCGGCGACCCTGTACAGGGGCCTGTTCGGGGCGACCGAACCGGCGGACACCAACGTGGCCATCAACGCGACGCCGCCCGCGTCCGCGTGGACGGACCTCGGCGGTACGCAGGACGGCGTCAAGTTCGGCGGTGACCAGACGTACGGCGAGCTGGAGGTCGACCAGATCACCATGCGCGTCGGGTCGAGGCTGACGAAGCAGGACTTCACGATCGAGACGTCGTTGGCGGAGGCGACGCTGGAGAACCTGTCGCTCACCCTCAACGGCGGTACCAGCGCGTCCGGTACCGGCTACAAGACGTTCGAGCCCAACGTGACCAGCTCGGCGACGCAGCCGAACTACTTCGCGGTCATCCTCGACGGCTACGCCCCCGGCCAGTTCCGGCGCCGGATCATCGGCCGCAAGATGCTCAACGTCGACAGCGTCGAGCTGGCGTACACGAAGGACAAGCAGACCCTCATCCCGGCCAAGTTCGCAGCCCACTACGTGAGCCAGTCGATCGGCCCGGTCCACATCGCCGACGCCACCAGCTAGCACGTCTGGCCCTCACCCCTGCCCACTTCGAGGAGCACCACCGATGGCATCCACCACACGTCAGACCAGCGCTGCGGCCCGAAAGCGGACCGCAGCCAAGCCCCCCGTCGACGACGGCCTCGACTTCGAACCGATCCGGATCGGCGCCGACGACGAAGTCGTAGAGGAGCGCGTCACGCTCTTCTACATCGGCACCGAGCCCTACACGATCCCGAAGGCCATCCCCAAGGGCGTCGCCCTCCAGTACCTGCGGCAGGCCAGCACGATGGGCCACGAACTGGCCACCGCGCCCCTGCTGATCCGCGTCCTCGGCGAGGACGCGTACATGGCGCTGGAGGAGTCGAAGGCCCTGACCGGTCCGCAGCTCGAACAGATCGTCGACATCATCGTCAAGCAGGCCCTCGGCGAGCAGGAGGGCGAGAAGGGAAAAGCCGGGCGTGGCTGACCCGGCTGCGTGACTGGATCTACGAACAGGGCTGGCTGGACACGATCGCTGACCGGCTTGCGCAGGTCATGTGGGTCCTTGACCACGAGAGCGATATCGACGCCGACTTCCTCGCCATCTACGGGCTTGATCTCTATGAGCAGGAGATCACCGGCCCCCGCTACTTCGCCCTCGCGCACAGGCTGACCGCCTATCAAGGCGTCATGGCCGCCCGCGTCGAGGAAGAGCGTGACGACCGTCCCACCAGCACTACCCCAACCCGCACGCAGGACACCGCCCCGCCGACCAGGCAGAGCGGAAGCGAGACCACAGAGGTCTCACTGACGCAGTTCCGGGCCAAGTTCCCGGGCTGGGTGAGCGTGGCGCAGGGAGGGTAGGACGTGGCAGGCAGCTTTCGCATCGCGGAAGGTTACGTTGAAGTAACCGCAGATGAGAGCGGTTACGACCGCGCCATCGACCGCCTGAAGTCCAAGCGCACCACCGTCAAAATCGGTGTCGACCTCGACGACAAAGACGCCCTCGCCAAACTCGACAACCTGATCAAGAAGCGCACCGTCAAGATCACGGCCGATATGGACACGCGGACGGCCGCCGACGACCTGGCGGTACTCACCCGACGCCGCACCGTAGCCGTCGGCGCCGACCTCGACGAAGCGTCCGCCCTCACCCAACTCGGCCAGCTCTCCGTCGACCGCACCGTCCGCCTCTTCGTCCAGATCGACGACGCCGAAGCCATCGCCCGCCTCGACGCCCTCACCCGCGACCGCATGGTCACCGTCCTCGCCGACGCCGACACCCGCACCGCCGCCGACGACCTTGCCCTGCTCACCCGCCGACGCACCGTCCGCATCGACGCCGACGCCGACACAGCCGCCGCGGCGGCCCGCCTTGACATCCTCACCCGCGACCGCACCGTCACCGTCCGGGCAAGCATGCTCGGTAGCCTCGGAGGTCTCGGCGGCGCTGGGAACTCCGCGAACGGCGTAGGCCTCCTGTCGTCGAAGCTGGTGGCGCTCGCAGCCGCCGCAATCGGCGCACTGCCCACCATCGCTTCACTCGGCCAGTCCCTCATCTCCATGGGCCCGGCCGCCGCGTTGGCTGCTCCGGCGGTGCTGTCGCTGGCGTCCGCGTTCACCGCGGTCAAGCTCGGCACGTCGGGGATCGGGGACGCGTTCAAAGCCGCTTTCGCACCGGCCACGAAGTCCGCCGGCGCTGCGGCGACGGCAACGCATCAGGTGGAGTCGGCGCAACGGTCGCTGGCGAAGGCCACGCAGGCGGTGAAGGACGCCGAGGTAAACGCGGCCGCGGCAAGGGTGAAGGCCGCACGGGACATTCGGGACGCGCAGCAGAACCTGAAGAACACCGTGAGTGAGGTCGCCGACTCCAACCGGCGCGCAGCCGAGTCCGTCGCGGGCGCGGAGCGGGATCTCGCGGATGCGCAGCGGGCGGCGAAGCAGGCGCAGCAGGATCTCACCCAGGCGCGTAAGGACGCGGCGCAGGAGCTGGAGGACCTCAACGCCCGCCTGGTCGACGCGCAGTTGGACCAGCGGCAGAAGGTGCTGGACCTCCAGGATGCCGAGCAGGAGCTGGCGGCGGTCAAGGCCAAGGGCACGGCTGCTTCCCAGGAGGACATCGACAAGGCGCAGCTCGGCTACGACAAGGCCGTGCAGGCGTTGTCGGAGCAGCAGACCGAGACGAAGCGCCTGCAAGACCAGACGGCGTCCGCGAATCAGGCCGGGGTTGAGGGCTCGGCGACGGTCACGAAGGCCAAGGCCGGGGTTGCGGACGCCACCCAGTCCGTCACCGACAAGACGCAGGCGCTGAAGGACGCGCAGATCGAGGCGACCAGGGAGCAGATCGACGGCGCCCAGAAGATCGCCAAGGCCCAAAGGGACGTAGCCGACGCTCAGGCCGCAGCAGCGAAGGCTGCCGTCGACGGGGCCCGGAGCATTGCCGACGCTCAGGAGTCCGCGCGCGAGGCTGCTGAGGCGCTCGCGGACGCGCAGACCAAGGGCGCCACCGCGGTGAACGCGACAGCCGTGGCGATGGCCAAGCTGGCCCCCAACGCTCAGGCGTTCGTGAACGCGGTCCTCGCACAGCGCGACGCGTGGCGGTCCCTGAAGCTGGACGTGCAGAACACGTTGTTCGCTGGGCTCGGCGCCAAGTTCACACAGCTGTCGACGGCCGTCCTGCCGTCCCTCCACACCGGCCTGACGGGTACGGCCGGGGTCCTCAACAGCATGGCGAAAAACGCCGCCGACGCGGTCATCAATCTGGCCAAGACCGGCACGTTGAAGAAGATGTTCACCGGGCTCAACGACGGGCTGAAGCCTCTGTCGCGGGTGCCGGGCCAGTTCATCAAGGGCCTCGTGCAGATCTCGGTGGCCGCGTCCCCGGCGTTCAAGCGCGTGACGACGGCGGCCGGCGGATTCTTCGATGGGATCTCGAAGAAGATCGACACGGCCGTGAAGAACGGCCACATGGAGAAGGCCATCGATCAGGCCTTGGACGTGGCCAAGCAGTTCGGGCACCTGATCGGCGACATCTTCGGGACACTCGGCAACGTCATGAAGGCCGCCAGTGCGGGTGGCGGGGATGCGCTCGGTGCGATCGGCGAAGCCTTCAAGGAACTCCGCAGGATCACCGCGCTGCCGGAAGTCCAGAAGGCGCTGACGTCGATCTTCCAGGCCATCAACGCGATCGCGAAACTGTTCGCGGGCACGCTCGGCGCGGTGATCCAGGCGGTGCTGCCGGTACTCGCCGCGCTCGCCCCGGTGGTGACCGAGCTGGCTACCAAGTTCGGGCCCGTCCTCGCCGAGCTGGCGCTGACGCTGGGCAAGGCATTGGGCCCGATCATCGACGCCCTCCTGCCGATCGTGTCGGACATCGGCACCATCATCATCGGCCTCGTCCAAGCCGTCCTGCCGCTGCTGAAGCCCCTCGGCGATCTGATCGGCGCGATCGTCGCCGCGCTCGGCCCCGTGATCGGAGCCATTGGGTCCGCGCTGGTCCCGATCATCGCGGCCCTGGCTCAGGGACTGAAGCCGGTCATTGCTGCGCTGGTGCCGATCGTGCAGCAGTTCGGCATGTTCCTC